ACGGTAGATTCTTCGTAGGAACAAAATCTGTGTTCGCCAAGAACGCAAAAGTAAATTACACCAAGAAGGACATAGCAACCAATCACGGCACGGATGAGCTGGGACAGAAGTTATTAAAGTGTCTAGTACATCTGAAAAAACTCAACATACAGGGCGTGGTGCAAGGAGATCTACTATTCACAGACGAGGACATCACTCGTAAGAACGTTGATGGGAAACCTAACCTTACGTTCACACCAAACACAATCACATATGCTGTACCAGAAGGCGGCGACCTGGGCAAACAGATAGATAGAGCCAAAGTGGGCATAATATTCCACACAACATACGTGGGTGACTCATTAGCAGACATGAACGCACAGGGCGGAGCAGATGTTAGCTCATTCTCAAAAAACAATGACGTGTTCTTTGACAATGCCACTTACAAGGATGTGTCTGGTAGTGCCAAGTTCACCGACGACGAAACGAAACAGTTCTACAACGGAATAGAGAAATTGGAAACACTACTGAATGGTGTGCCACGTGACCTATCCAGTGTGTTGGGACAGAACCAGGACTTCATACCCATGTTCCAGATGTACATCAACGCAATGGTCAAGCAAGGCCAGTTGCCAAGTGATGTTAATAAATTTCTGCTAGGATTCAAGAAGTTCTATAACGACAGGATGCAACAGCAGATGTCAGGACTCAAGGCACAGAAGGCCTTGCAACTGAGACAGGACAAGATGAAACAGATGCCTGTTTTCCTTAACAGGGCCAAGAAGCCACTACAGGCCATGCTGATGTTCTACAAGGCAGTGCAGACCATGAAAGCATTCGTTCTCAAGAAGATGAACCAGGCACAGGCCATAGGATCTTTCCAACAGACGGACGGTGGCCTCGAAGTCACGGAACCAGAGGGATTCGTTGCTGTGGACAGGTCAGGCAATGCCGTCAAGTTAGTAGATAGGTTGGGATTCTCACGTAGGAATCTCACTGCCATCAATAAATTCCACAATAACTAATAGTAATGAAATCAAAACCTTTTCCTATAAAGGAGGGTATACCATGCCAACTGAAATGGAATCACTCCACTGTGTTCCTCACCATGGCCACGACGGCCAGTTGCCATAGGGTAACACACGATCCCTACGAGTTCAAGGACAACAAGATGAACTTCCACAACATAAAAAGCAAACTAGAAGCAAGGACCAAGATGCTTAAAGGAGAATGGCCAGGCAGGGGGTGTGAACACTGCAAGAGCACAGAGGATGCCGGGGGCCACTCTGACAGGATCTCACACTTGAACATGCAAGGTGTAACTGCTCCTAAAGAACTTAAAAAAGACTTAACGGCAGTTGATGTTACACCTACCCAATTAGAGATATACTTTGGCAATACCTGTAACCTAAAATGTTTGTACTGCAACAGTAAATTCAGTTCAACAATAGACAACGAGAACAGGATACATGGTAGTTGGAGTCATGGTGATCAAGATGATTTTGGCAAACATCTTTATCTACCTGGGAAGATAGAAATCAATCCCAACATAGAGGAAGACACGGATAAGTTGTTCACGTGGTTGGAAGAACACATACATGAATTAAACAAGGTGATGATCCTGGGAGGAGAGCCGTTCCTACAGAAAGAAACAGAACGAATGGTAGAACTGCTAGAACGAATGTCTAACCCTAACCTGACATTGGTTGTGTTTTCCAATCTCACTGTCGATCCTGCAAGGGTGCAGAAGTGGTTGGCGAGGATGTGGAACTTGGTCGAGCAAGGCAAGTTAGGCAATCTACAAGTAGTGGGTAGCCTGGACTGCTGGGGACCACAGGCAGAGTATGTCAGGAACGGATTGGATCTCAACAAGTATGTGAACAACATGGAATTCATATTACACAATACCAAGATAACGCCTAGCATCAATAGTGCCATGATGGCATTAACAATTCCGACCTTGCCTGATCTGATAGTTCAGATGAACAAGTGGTCAAAGGTCAGAGAAGTTTACTGGAGTGGCATGAAGGCAGGAGATGCAGGAAGACCATACCTGAACCCCACCATATTTGGCAAGGACATACTGCCACTGGGCATAGACAAAGCCATAGAGGTGTACGAGACCAACGGTGATGCAATCAAAGAAGCACAGCTCAACAACTTAAAAGGTATAAGGACAGAGTGTGCGAACACGGAACCTGATTTACTACAACAGAAATTGTTAAAACTGTATATCAAGGAGTTAGATAGGAGACGTAACACAGATTACACGAAACTTTTCCCAACGATAGATAAATTATTAAATTCCTAAGAATTCCAAAACAGTCTTCTGAACTGCACGTTCATACAACTCGTCATTCCAGAAAACATCGTAATTGTGCTGTCGCAGTGCCTTGGTCTGCAGGTACATGTCCTGCCACTTCTTGTGCCCGTGTTTGAGTTCCTTGGAGTTGTCCTTTAAATCCTTACACAATGAAACTATCTTGTCGATCCTCTTGCTGGGATCTCTTTCTAGGTCATAGCTCTCATCGAAATAATTGCCAAAAGTCTTGAAGCCCATCTCCCTTAGTTTTTGCAGGTATAGGTAATTGCCATGCACTATGAAAACGTGCTGGGCCATTATGGGTTTCCAGATCTTCTCTGTCATGAACACATCATGGTCGTTGTCATTGGTCTCTGAAACTATGGAACAGACTGTGTCTACGTAGGGCAGTTCGTATATGTCCTGGTCCTTGCCAAAGCGTGGATAGTCCTTGGGATCTATGCCCGGCAACTCGTATTTCTTATCTAGTCTGATAGGCTCGTCCAACATGGTGAAAGTGTATATGCTGTTGTCTAGAACATTGGCCTCCTTGAGCTTGTTGTACAGTTTGACCCTATGTTTTCTGGGTGCCTTGTTGAGGTACAAGAACTCATGTATCTTGTGCCAGTAACTGCCATTGTGGTCATGTGAAACTTCCAACTTGTTGTCTCTGTGCTTTTCCCTCATCCAATACCAGAACCATGTGGTTCCTCCAAACCATTTGTTGTGGTCAAACTCCTTAATTATGTCATAGAATTTACTGTTGGCAACGTTCTCGGCACTCTCCCATGGTCGTGCCAGTATGAATTTGAACCCATTCTGTTTCAACAGTTCCATTCGTTTGTGCAACTGTTCTACGAACTCTGGGCTGTCTTCGTAGCCGTCCCTATGGTCTATTATGCAATACAGTGCATCATAACTGTCCCAGTCGTAGTTGTGCAGATTCCAATACTCGGGTTCAAATGTAAAATCAATGTCTTCGAATTTAGCACTCTCGATAAACCATTGCATATCCCGATGTTGTCCTGAGTACATCAAGTCTGTGAGAATAAAAATCTTCATCATTTGCCCTATAAATACCTGTATGTTAACACCCTTTTTAAAGTATGTATCAGAGGCCAAGGTCATCAGGAGACATAGTGACTTGGAACGATTCACATTCCCAGAAGTCACGGAGAGGATATACCTCAGTTTCCTAGCACTGGCCATGATGAGTCAGCACAAGGAGACACAACCGTTCGTGAAAGCATACGCAGACGGGACCTTGGCGAGGGGAACTTTTGACAGTGTAAGAATGAACAACAACGACCTGGCAAACATGTTGGCCATAGTAGCAGGTGATCCAGAGATAACAAAGAAATTGAAGAACAAGGACCAAGCACAGGCCATGAGACAGAGGCAACCCGTTCCTATCATGGCGTTGAGGAGATACCTAAGGAGTTGGGAAGAGCATTTCAAGAATCTGACGCAGTTGGAGAGGGCACTGAACATCACTGATGCAAACTACAAGAACGTGAGAAGAGCAGTGGCTGACTACGCCACACTGGACGCAAGGACCAAGTCGCAACTGATGACAAGATTAAAACAGCTTCTACAATCAAAACTGCCCAACACCGACATACAGAGAAAATTCAAGGAACTGTAATAGTGCCAAACGAAAATAGTTTCTGGGTGCTGTATGGTCAGCACACCAAACCAACCTTCCTAGAAGATGCCGGCAACGGGCAAAGACCACAGAGGGATAATGCATTAAAACACGTCAAGCAATGGCGTGTGTGCCTAGACATAGGTAGCAACATAGGACAGTGGACCAGACCCCTGGCCAGGAGATTCGACAGCGTGGTCTGTTTCGAACCCAACCCCAACTTCAGAGAATGCTTCGACAAGAACATAAAGGAATCAAACGTGACGCTGTGGCCCTATGGTCTGTCAGACCGGGAACACACCGCACAGCAGGACTTCAACTCCACGGTGCTGAAAGAGGAAAAGGGCGATATAGACTGCAGGACTCTTGACAGTTTCGGATTGACCAATATTGACTTTGTTAAGATAGATGTTGATGGCTTCGAAGTTCCGTTGTTGAATGGTGCAAGAGAGACATTGACCAATAACAATCCTGTTATCAACATAGAGATGAAAAGAGACAAGAGAGCAGTTGTTGTTACAAAATGCGAGTCTATACTGAAAGATCTAGGCTACAAGTTTCAAAAACGTACCAAAAGTGACGAAGTTTGGATCAAATCGTAATATTACAGCATAATTTACCAAATAAATTTATAAATACTTGCAACTTGATTCCTGAGCGGAGTCAAAGTTATGTTAATCAGATAAAAGGAGGATTTAAACATGACAACTAAAGTAAACCCGGCGGCAACAACAACAGACGTGGAAATGATTGGAAAAGATGTCCAATTATTTACAATTGACTACATCAACGCAGTAAACGGTTCAGCAGGACCAAGTGGTGTTCAAAAAGCAGTTCTTGATAAAATCATGCAAACAGCAACGATCATCGCGGCAGGACCATTAGGCAACAGTAACACAGAGCAAACTTTCATGACTGAAGGTGCTGACTCAGTAGTAGTTGCAACTTTACAAGCAGACATCAGAACGTTAGGAACATACGATTCAATAGACGTTTCAGCGGCAACTGTAACTGCAAAAGACTTAACAATCGCTGTATAATAATAGCAATTAATAAGTTTTTACGTAAGACATTAGAAGGGGTGGACATTAATTTGTTCACCCTTTTTTTTACGACTTAAATATCCTTATGCACGAGTATCACATCCACACCTTGGTTGATATAACCAGCAACGGTAACCTCAAACAGGCTTTCCCATTTACAACAATGTCCGGAAACAGTGTACAAGACAAACACAGCCTGGCAACAGCACGTGACCAGAACTCAAACTTCAACACCATGCTACAACTGATACAGATGAGGGGTAACATCACGTGGGAACAGCCTCCACAGATGATGGAACTGCCTAACCTGGGCAACCATGGGTTTGGCTCCTACTACGAGGGATCGCACAGAACATGGCACTTCCAGTTCTTCACAGAACAGTCGGGAGTTTACGGAGACATCACAGATCCAACAGCCAGCCTAGTGGAAGACTTCAGCCTCATACCGGTGGTTGCGGACTGTACCAACACAGCACACCTGCCCATACACACTTTCGTCACACGAGACCTCGAGGGCAACGACAGGCAGAAAGTGATCGGTGCACTGGCAGGCGGAATTATAAACACGTACTTTTCATACGCCGGACCTATAGATAAATAACAGTACATTAAGGCACAAACTTTCTAATAATAAAGGCACACACAGGCAATGTATCAGGCTCATCTACAGGCTCTACTAACAGAGGTACAAATCCTCAAAAGAGATTTAAAAAGATATATGAGTGGAAAGACAACAGAATTAGAAAAACAGAACCTAGAAGCACACGTGGACCTTTGTTCAGAGAGATACAAAGGGTTACACGACAGATTAAGTGCGATCGAAATTAGACTGGCCAAGATGAACGAAGATCAACAGGTCAGTTTTAAAAGCAGTCAGAAGACAATCATAGCAACAGCAGGCACAGTGGTCGCAGGTTTACTATCAACTATGGTAGTGATCCTGATGAAGATGCCAGGCTAATATTACCAACACATGTTCATACAGATAGCACCTCGGGCCAAGGTCTACGTCACAGACACGGACGCTGAATTCATAAGGGCACACGCACTGGAGTCGTTTAGGAGTGACCAACTGTCACCAGAGGACGCGGACAGGGCCAAGCGGTTGGCGGACAAGGCCATCTTCGTGCGAAAGAAACTTGACACCCACATGCAATATGCTTTAAATAGAAAGATAAAGTTCGTTGCAAATGACAGGAAAAAATAAATCAGAACTGGTAAA